CCATCAGGCTGAGGACTTCCGTTATACTTGAACTTCATAAAAGCTAGGCGGGCCAGTTTGGAAGCTTGGGCCATAAATATGCGAAACGCGGGAAAAAGATTCATACTACAGTTGTTAAGTGTGAGGTATTGTAATTTTTAGGCAGCACTAGCTCGCACGCCCAATCTCCCATCGTAGCCGGAGTTATTTCTTCCCCCGCTTCATTATAGGTCGCGGGAGAAATAACGATTTGACGCGGAGGCATAACCACGAAGCGCTCGAAGGCATTGAAGCTACGTTCGTAGTCCTCTGGAAAGTCAGGATAGACTTGCTCGCCATTCCAGCTCAGCGATTGAATGTCTGCAATTATAGCCGCCTTAGTGGGGGCTTTTAATGTGGCTTTGGTGTAGTTGCTCATTGGGATAGTTCGTTTAAGGCTGCTTCTAGCTCATTATTGGTGATTTTTACTGGAGAGAAAAAGCTTTTATAAATATCTACATTCCTACCACCGCCATCAATAATAAATGTATCTGCGTTAAAGCTAGGCTGCTCTGTGCCACTTTGTACAACACCTTGACCGCTTAAACCAATAGCCCAGCCAGAGGCTCCCCAAGTAATAATAAAAGCGAACTTATTGTCCGACACTCCTTCATTGCGAACATTAACATTACCGATATTGCCGCTAGGGCCTACCAATCTAATTCTTGGCCCCCCATTAGAAAAATAAGTAAGCTGAAAAAACCAATCTCCTGAAAGTGAAAATCCTATCGTCAATCCTGAATTCTCAACGTCATCATTTACGTCTAATAAAAATCCAATTGTACCAGCGCCCGAAGTCAAGACTCCTTCGCTTATTGGATTAAACGTCACCATGTTAGCAGAGCGAGTTAATGGTGTTCCGTCTGAAGGAACCAAACCGCTATAAATATTATTTTGCTGAAGCTGTACGCCCCAAACATATACGCCACTAACCCCATCTCCTGTAACTCCTGAAGGCATCCTCCCGAATAAAGCCCTTACCTCCTGGCCATCGGAGACGGGACGAGTTATTTCCAAGTACCAATAACCATTGCTCAACTTAATAGCTTTGTAAGAAGAGTCTCCTGTTAATCCAGATATATCAACTTGTTCAGTATCAAAATTTAAAACCATTGTGGAGTCTCCACTCACAAATAAATTGTGTACAACAGTACTGAAATTCTTTTTTTTATAAAAAGCAGAAGCAATATAATTTTTTGTTTGCCCACTCGCATTTGTATGCCTAATTTCCCTCCAACTCGTAGTTTCAAGATCTGCCCATATAATGGCATCCATATTTTGCGTACCATCAGGACTAGTAGTTTCATTACTTATAATTGTTGAATTTCTGTTAATTAGCAAAGTTAAATCTTTGTGAGAAGGTGCTAAATTTGTCACTTGCTCCCTCATCTTTAGCACAGGACAGCCGTTGTCGTAGCTCCAATCAGGCACATCTTCGCCATTCTCCACGAGATGGCCTTGCGCGTTGAAGACCGTGGAGCCAGAGCCGGGGCGGGAGAAGTCAGCATTTAAAAAACGTCTCTGGCTCTTTTGGTAAAACCCCTGCTTGCCTATGTTGGCTCCGGGAGCTAAAAAGGTGTCAAATAGTGTAAGGCTCATCGTCAAATATTAAATAGTGTCATCAAAAGGTACAACGGCTTTGTAGAAGCAGTCCACAGGGTCTCTGCGTTCTTCGCCAAAAAGTTTGAATGTTTTTTCCGCGCAAACGTAATCGACCAAGTTCAATCCGCTGCTGGCCATAATCTCGTACCAGTCCAAAGGCTCGGGAAAGACCTCCTCCAATCCGGCCTCGTGCATCGCTTTACGTATATCGGTAACAAAGACGCGGTAGTGTGGGTCGTACATAAAGTCGCCCATCTCGATTAAGCTCTTTTGCAAGCACCAGCGGTCTAGGTAGTAGTTCCGGTACTCCATCGTATCGTAGACGTGACGGAAATATAAGTACGGACTGAGGTCGTTGGATTTGTAGACCAACAACATTTGTTGGTTGAGGCAGTTGAGGTCATAGCTGTACCCCTCTGCTTCCAGCACACTTGCCACAGAAGCAGTGAACACGCTCAAGGGCGTGCGTTGGTGGATTAAGAAGTACGGCCCATGGCCCTGCGCTAGTAGCATTGCGTTTAACTAAGGTACACCCACACCTCACCGGAATCGCAAGTAACGGGCCCAAATCTTCCCGTCACAGGATAGGTGATTGTACGGCCCGTAATAGCGCTGTCAGCGCCCTTACTAATCCCCTCCAAGTTGGTGGTGGTGATCACAGCATCGCCCCCTTGAGGGATGATAGACGATACTTCCACGTCATTGGGAGAGCTTTCTCCGGGCCCCAAAATAACGATGCCTCCGTTTCCGGTAATCTGGCTTCGGTACTGCGTTGTGTTGTTTACAAACTTCGGTTTCATCAGTTTACAAAATTAGAGATTATTTTTTACTTCCGCGACTTTTGCTTACGGTGCAGTCGAATAAAATAATGAAAGTCAGCAGGAGCCACGCCCCCCATTCCATTGTTGTTGCTATCGTTGCCACAGTAATAAGGTGGTATAGGAAAGAAGGATTTGTAAATGTCGGGGGATAGTGCGGGGCTTTCTTCTCCCGCCTCTAAGCGCAAGTAGGGGGTCTCAGGGAATATCATTTTTCCTTTTCTGCGGAAATAGGAACCAATGACCAAGCCATTGTCGCGTAAGGAATACACCCATATTTGTTCCTCCATGGCCACCAAGCTCCCATACCATTTTTTAGGCTGTAAATTTCTACGTCCCATCAGCTTGCACCAATCGTAGCGATCACCATCGGTCACAAGTCGCAGGGCTTCAATCGCGGAAGCAGGAAAAACTACGCTAAAAGGAATGCGGAAGAGGGTCGCGTAGTACGACCACAAAATCGCGGAGAGGTTAGGGTGATGCTTACCCTTCTTATGCTGTACTTTGAACGTCATTAGTTATTCAGCCGTAAGTCCACAAACCACCCATTGACAGTAACATCAGCGGAAGAGGAAGAGGATATGGTAAAGTAGGCGCTGTTGTTCCTAACATCATCAGTTCCAATGTAGAAGGAAATTTCCTCGGTAATACGGTGGGGGCCTGACTCTTTCACTACGTCATTGATCACGTTCAGCGTAAAAGGACTGGTTCCTCCAGCATACATAAGAATCTCAATATCTTGGTTGGCCACAGTCGTAATTACGGTAACGTCCAAACGAATATGCAGTACGGTTCCCAACGGCAGGTCGGAAAAATTAAATGCGTCATCGGAAGTGTTCCAAATATCGGCCAAGGTAGTAATAGGCGTGGGGGCGTAGGCGATAGAGGTCTGGGCCCCATTCCCATTGTTCGGAAGACGGATAGGTGCGGAAGGAGAATATCCAAAGGCCCCATCACTATCTCCAATATCCACGTAGCCAAATAAGGAATCGAGCTTTTGATTCAGTCGGGTGTTGATGTCGTTATTGGTGATTAACGTGGTAGCGGTCAGTGTACTTCCATTCGATACTATTCCTTGGCCGGCAGCTAGGTTGGAACCAGATAAGGCGATATTGCCCCCAAAAGATACCACCCCATTAAAGGCCACAGGTGAAGAAGTGCTATTCCCAGACGTGACTACTTGGGCCAGCGTAGGAACGTCAGGCGTGTAAGCGTTCAACTCGTCGGCAATGCGTTGGTCTATTTCTGCGGGAGAAAGAAGGGTAATCGCATCCATACGCGTACCATTAGAAACAAGGCCCTGACCCTCGGAAAGTTGTCCCTCGGCAGTGGCCATGTTGGCTCCTATAATAACGGTTCCATTGAAGGTAGTTACATCGCTGGTCACGGCCCCAGCAGCGGTTACTTCGGAGAGCGTGGGAACGGCAGGAGTATAGGCGGAGAGGCTGTCATTTATTTCTCCCCGCACTTCGGAAATGCTTAACGGAGTGGTCGCCACCATGGCGGTTCCATTGGAAACCAGTATTTGGCCATCGGCCAGCAGACTGCCATTAGCGTCAATGAAATTGCCAGCAAAAGCCACGTTATTTTGGATGGGAGCGCCCAAGGAAATACCAGAACTGAACGTAATCATCTCATCGGTTATAGCCCCCTCAGCGGTGACATCGGCAAGCGTAGGTATTCCCGGAACGTAAGGGGCCAAGGCATTGTTGATGGCAGTAGTAACCTGCGCAGGAGAAGTGACTTCCAAAGCGGAAACAGCCCCTGAAGCAGAACCCAGCGCGTAGCCATTAGGCACTAAGACCCCATCGACAAAGAGCTTGGAGGTATCTTTCAAGCGCAAAGAGGAGTGAATATTCACATCGCCATTGAGGTAGGTCTTCTTAATGACGTTCAGGCTGTCTACAATACGGATGGAAGGGAATTGGGTTCGGAAGGTGTTTACGCGGTATTCATTTTGCGCGAAAAGGCTCACGGAAAGAAGCGCGAAGAAAATAGGGAACAGTCGTTTCATGGGTACAGGGATTTTTAAGTGGTGACGTATTGTTTAATGTAAGCGAAGGAACCATCGTACACAGTGGTTCCCAAGTTTACAGTGCCATTGGTTTGATTTTCAAGCTCGGTCTGTTCATTAGTAAGTACTTCTTCTCCGCCAACGTGGGCAGTATAGTACTCGCGGATTTCTTCCAGCGTAAGGCCCGAAGCCCCGGGAAGAAGAATGCGTTGACCTACAATCTCTATACGGTGAGTAAGTATTCCAGAACCAGCAGCAGCGCCCCCAGTAGACCAAGATTGAATCTCGTTCCCCAGACGGACGTAGGCTTTCTTATCAGGCTTATTGAAGAGTATCTGGCCATCGAACAGGTCGGTATCAAGCCATTCCCCATCGTCGGGAGAAGCGGTCGCAGGAACTGTCCCTTGTTTTCCGGGGATAGTCGAGTACTTGTGCTTAATGGATGCTTGGATTACTTTAGACATTTTGAATCACAGTTTGGTTGGTTGTGGAAGCGCTATCGACGGAGCCACTAAGAAGTACGCTAGGGGAAGAGGCCCCATCTGCGCCCTCGTCAAAAATAGCAAAAGAATAGATACTCACTACATTAGCGGAAAAGAGGGGTGTATTTTCTTCCCGAGCCAGTCGGAACAAAGCGGTAGCGGCCACGCTAGAAACAGTGCTTATGCGGTACGGCCACTCGCTGCTGTACACGAACAGGTTATCGACATCAAAATTCGCATCCACCATACCCGTAGTTTTCTTGTGGAGGTCGGAAAGGCGCACAACCAAGCTTTCAGCTTGTGGGGTACGGCCCATCAACTTGGCGAGGTAGGCGTAAAGGGCGGTTTGCGTGTAGGAAACCCTGTTGTAGTGGTCGAATAAGAAAGAAACGGCTTCTTCGTGGGGGCGGTAGTAGTTGCCCAGAAAATAAGAGAGGGCATCAGTAAGAAGCACGTCTTTCTCTTGGTTCAGCACAAAGCACGCCAGTAGTTGAGCTTCGGAATTGCTGGGGTATAAATTATAACGCCCATCGGTATTTCGGACGCTATTTACTTTCCCCGAATTGTCTATAAAAGGAAGGACGTGTTGGTACGCTTGGGCCACAGAAGCGCTGTAATCAGTAGCGTAAAAGGTATCGGCCAGCAGCATATAGAAGTACGCGACAACTTGGGCTTCCAAGTACACAAGGCCCGAGCTTTCGGCCAAAGGCCCGGAAGACAATTGATTTACGTACGCGTTCACAGAGCGTTCTACGTCCCAGAAATAGCGCTTAGTTTCTACGTCATCGGGGCCCAGCGAAACCATAAAGGCCAGTAGGGAATAGTGGCCCCACAAATCGGCCAGCACAGAATCGCCCACGGCAGCAGCACTGCCCTCAGACAAGAGTTGGTGGTCTATGTAGTCGGGGTATTTTTTCCCCGCTTGCAGGTGTTGGCGCATCATGTAAGCCAAGGCGGAAGCGCGGTTCTTATCCCCCACGGAAAGGTAATAAAATAGGGCGAGGGAGCTGGACTTGGTGAGCGCTGCTTTATCTAGCGATTCATCTCCAACGGGCGAAAAAGATCGCGGAATAAAGAGGTCGTTCGAGGTCATAGCGAGTACGATTGTTGGGTTAAGTAGTCGAGAGCGTTTACGGCTCCCACAGCATCGTTATCGGCAGACAAGCCAAATCCCTCACAGAAAAGAAGCACGAGATCAAATATGCACTCATCGGGCGCTACCCACTCCAAGTTCGCATCTTCTGCGGCAGCCATCATATCGGAATACATGAAGGCGCAGTAGTCCAATACTTGCAAGTAGTTGTCGCCCAAAATATCGCAAGAAGTCAGCGGGAAAGAAGGCTCTTCGGTAGTAGCGCCATCGCTGTAAATAAGCTTGCAGGAATCGTACAAACAAGACGCAGACAAAGTGTACCCCTCATCCAGCAAAACTTTCAGCGTGTCGTAGTAGAGGTAAGAGGTCGCAGGGTACACGTTACTGAAGTTGAAGTACTCCGGCATATCATCCACTTTGCGAATGGCCCCACAGGAGAACGTAACTTTCGGCTTCGTGAAGCTTTCAAAAAACGGGAGAAAAGCAGTAAGGTGATTGGTGAGGTACCTCTTAACGGCACTATTGTCATTGAAGTAGGTTTCAATGTGCGCAGTAAAGGAGGAATCCAATTCTTCTTCGTCGGGGCTGTAAACGTACCAAGCATCTTCTTCCGGCTCTTCGGGAAGGAACCCAGTATTTCTATCATTGGGAGAGATGGCCAAAGAGCGGGGAAAGAAATTGGTGTAGTTGGCGGTAACGGTTCCCAGCGTTAAGGATTGCAGAAACAAGCGCACCCCAATAACGCTCCCACGGTAGCTCATTATTTTCCCCGCGTTTAGGGCCAAGGTATGCAGCACCACCATGGGCAGCGGCTCACTAAAAGCAGGGAACCCCTCATCTCTTAGATAACGCTCTAGGTCGGAGCGGTACGGGTTCAGGGCTGCGGTATAGGCGCGGAAAAAATGATCTTGTAGTGACTTCTTATGATTGTAGAGGCCATCCAACAAAGAGACAAACGCGTCAGTAGTGGGGAAACTAAGCGCGAGGGTAGGTATCTTGTCTCTAAAGTCAGTGGTCATCTTAGATAGAGGCTGCGGTGATAAATAAATTTTGGTCTACGGCCCCATCCAGTACAGAAGGCGTAGCGATTATTTCTTGCGGCAACAAAGGTAGGGTTTCAGGAAGCTGATTCGTAGTACCCGCGTAATCAATACGAAGACGGACAATATTAGGGTCAGCTTTAGCGAGGTGTAGGTAGAAATCATTGAAGATAAAGGGTCGGCCAAAGTCGCCAAATACCAAGGGGTCGTAAAAATCTTTCGCGGCTTGTTGCACGCGCTTCTTAGCCGCAGCATAATTCGATTGCGGTAAGCACTCCACTTTAATATCCATCGCGGGAAGCGTAACGAAAGAAGGGGCCCCCGCCCCAACGGTGAAACCAAGCTGCACCATCCGGGCTTCGATCTCGGGGATGTAGCTGTTCATAACAGCAGTGTCTACGGCTTCCCCATCGCGGTTTACGCCATAGATAGTGATGTGGGTGTTGGTGAAAATAGCAAACGCTCTTCGTATTTCGGGCAAGGTGCGCAAATAAGCAATACAGTCGTCCACGTTAATAATGGTGTCTCGGCTGCGGCCATAGAGTATGGCTTTTTGACGAATCGTCTCAATATCCTCGGAAATTCTCCCGCCCACGCACGTGTCAACGAGCGAACTAACCAAACCTACAGGGCGGGCGGGAGAATAATTCCGAGCATCAAAATCACCCAAGATAGAGCTATTCACTCCATCAGTGGTGAGCAGACCTACGGTGACTTCTTGGCCCAGTTCGGGCTTCTTTCCAAAAGTGCCTGTACCGAAGTAAATAGAGATGCGCCCACGTTCTTCGGGGAAAACAACAAACACTTTATCGTTGGGGCCAGACAAACCAAATTGATTGACCCGTTCCCAAGCTACATTGTCAATAGTTACAGCAACGGTTTGTGGGTCTATGTTGGCGCGGTCAATGTAAATGGAATCCCCATTAAATACGTACTCAGAAGAGCGGTACTTACCCTTATGCAAGCGAAGTACTTTCGTCACTTCGTTTAAGCTGTCTTCTATTTTAATGGGTTCCACGTTTGTAAATTCTTGCGTACCCCCACGACGTTTCAGCACTAGACTTCCCGAAGGAAGTAGTTTAAAAGCAGGGTTGCCAATCTCGGCCAGCGGAGTAAAGGTGACGCTAAAATCTGCATACGGGGCGGTGAGTACGGAGGCATCGTAGCCACGTTGGTGGGCTTTGGTGAATACGTTGCTGTATTTTTTCGCGGTTGATAAATTCCCCTCCAAATGAAACGCGTTGGTATACCAAAAATCTTTCTCACTAAATAGGGCCACCAGCTCTACTAAGAACTGCCCAAAGTCGCCATCGGAACGGTCTGTCCAATCAGGAAGATACAGTTGGGCCAACTCGTCGGCTTTTTGCAGCATCTGACCCATGTTCGCGTTAAGCAATAGGTCGGATTCGGGGTACAGCATCTTAGCGGTACGTGCGTACTCGTAAACCCTGTTTAGGTTGTTTTCGTCAAGCTGTGACAGGTAGTCGAGAATATCTTTCTTTTGCGCCATTACAGGAATCTTACGAATAAGTTAGGGGTATTGTTTTCTTCTTCCGGCTCTACATTGCGGTAGCTTAAAGAAAGCTGACTGGCTTTTCGATCTCCGGATAAAGAGCGGGAGAAAGAAGAATCCTCCACAGCCAAGAAGGGAACGGAATCAGTAAGGAGGGCTTCGAGGCGCAACAAAAAAGCAGCTTGCGCAGAAGTAAGTAACGAGGTAGGCGCTTGTATCGTATCCCACAGGAACTTCGTAGAGAACCCATCGTTGTACTCCCTAACGATCTCGTACGAAGACATAACAAAGTCAATAGAGGATTCAATGCGGTCGGTGCGCTGGTAGAATTTAAAGCGGCCATCCTCAATCGGCAGGTTATGGGGTACGGAAGAAATCATAGCGTCAAAGATACTTATTCTAGGTAATTTACAGAACTGAGAAGCGTATTGAGCCTGTTGCGCAAAGAAATAAGGTCGGGCGATGCGTTTAAGGGGGCCCCATTGGCTAAAATGGCCCCAGCAGGGGTGGCCGTTAGGGATTGCAGGAGGGTGAAAAGGCTGGAAAGGATGGACTTTAATTCATCTCCCTTCACAGAAGGCTGCATTGAAGACTTTTTATTTTCTGCGCCCAAGTAGTTCTTCTTACTCTCGGAATACAGACCCACTCCCTCAGAACTTAGGGAGGCTGATTTTTCTCCACTAACTGCGGTCTTTTCTTTCGAGATCACTTCAGTAGTCTTCTCGGAGGCCAAACGGGAGGTTCCAGTATCGTCGTCGAAGTCGGCACTGTTTTGTAAGGAACCCACAAATTTCTTCCGCCCAAAATTCAGGTCTTTGGCCATCTGGGAACCCATGTGCGGAAGGAAGCCCACAATCGTAGCGGTTTGGCGGCTACCCCCAATGTAGGAAATCACGAAATAGAATTGGCCCAAGTACTTAAAAAACCACTCGGCGCTCGGAATAGCCAAGCTCCCAAACCCCAAAATAGGGCGGGCACGAAGCACCATAGAACCCATGGAATACGTGTTCGGCTCGGTCTGCGATACAATACGCACTTCGTAGTAGATGCGATCTAAAATTCTTCCCGTAGGCATGGCCAACTCAGGGGCGTTAAATCGCTGTACGTGGGCGAGCAGTTCTTTGTGTTCGAGGTCTTGTGACATACTATTTAAAAAATTCCAGTTTGGTACTAAACCCGTTGGTGACATCCCACACATGGGTCATAGATCGCAGATAAAAAGGCTCATTGTCTACGTCGGAACCGTGTCGCACAATACCCACCACTTGGTAAAAGCGCTGGGATTTTACGTTCACGTTGCCATCAATAGTGGCGGAAATACGAACTCCGCGCCAATCAAAAGGACGTTGACGGACTTCTTTTTCCAGCGGCAAAGGAATGAAATTTAGGTAGCGGATAAACTCGCTGCCCAGTATGGCATTGTTCTCGGCAATACGTCGCGCCATCTCATCGGCTTCCAAGTCGCCCATATTCTTTACGGCCTCCCGGTTGATCTCCACGGTATAGTCACGGGCCAGAATAAGGGCCCCATCGGTTTCTTCGGTAAAGGTTTGGTGGGCACCTGTAGAGTTGGCCACCACGAGTATATCTTTTTTCGGCCCAAGGCGGAGGATATTCACTTCCGGCACTCGGACGTACGTCTCTCCATCTTGATTCACCACTTCGATGTCTTGATCAGATCGAAGCAGCTCACGGGCGTTTACATCGGCAGGGTCGTACTTAATGAAAGGCGTAGGAAGGGTAACGATGGTGCGGTACTCTATCCCCTGATCTTCACCAACACTGTCACTGCTCTCAGGCGTAATAGCGTTCATCATTCCAATGTCTTCAATAACGGTGACATCCCGGAGCTGTACCATTCCCCCACCCGCTCTGTAATTGTATTTAAGGCCCATTTCTCTGCGCACAAAAGGGTCGGAGAACAGCTTAATTCCAGAGGTTTCGGGATTGTAGCGGCCATTGTCGGAGACGTACTCATTTTGGCCACGTCGCGGGAAAAAGAAGGTGAATCTCTTCTCCTCCACACGGAGCCCAGAGGCCCCCACAGTAACAAAGGAATCGTCACGCATCCCACGCATATCTTTGAAGTACAGCACGTGGTCTTGGCCCTTATACTCTAGCCAGCACTTACAATCCAGTACCCGGGAAAGCTTCATTAAAAAGCTCCAATCGGATTGGGAATCTTGGGTAACGGGGGAAGCAAGGTTGGGGAGCATTTTTTCATCCCGCTCTAGGTCTTTGTTGATCTTGATGGTCTCGTCGTCGTAGGCCCAACCATTTTCTTCCGCGATTCCTTTTACGATCTCGGTGTACGTAATAGTGATGTCGTGCGCGGAAACAGGGTTCTCGGAATCGTTTAAGAAATTTTGGAAAGCGGCACGCTGTTCGGGCGTAAAGGAGGGAGGTATGGATGCTTGCGTAAAATCGTACTTAGGGTAGGCCAGCACTTGAACGCTGGTGGATAGACCAGTGCTGGTCTTGGGAGCCAGCCCCGAATTGGTGGGGTACACTATTTTATTAGAGGCTTCTTGTTCTACGAAATCGAATCCATACTTTTCTTTCAAGTATTCCAGCACAAAAGGACGGGCGCTGGAAGAAATATCGGGATAAGAAAACGAAAATGAACACAATAGGCCCCTTAAATAAGGTGGTGTAGTTCACCCGGCCAGATTCGTCCAAGTCGCCCCCAATGAACTCGATAGTGCCCCCACGCTGCATGAAGGACATCAACACTTCGCCATTGCGGCACGTCAAAACAAGCTCGGTCATCAGGTCGGCCCGCTCGTCGTAGTTGGCTTTTTTTACGTTATCGGTAATATTGATCTTAGGGTTGCCGTAGTAACAACGGAAGTAAGGCTGCTTCTGTCTGGGGAGGTAATCGCTCGGATTACCCTGACGTAATATGTTCTTGGAATCAGACATCTAAAGGAGGTAAGCGGACTTCTGCGGCAACAATATCTTGAGGTAGAACCATGGCATCCCCTTCCCGCCAATCTTGCGGTCTGCGCAAGCGGTTACACTCGGCCACGTAGGCCCAGTTTTCGCCCCCACCCGCTTGATCGGCAAAGAGTTTACGGGCGGCCACGTATAAAGATTCGCCACGATTTAAACGGTAGTCCACCACGTTGACGTACGCAGCGTGCGGAACAGGCATATAATGAGCGATCTCCCCAGTAAAGTACTTTTTATTAGCCCGGGAAGTTGTTAAAAACGAGCTGTATATCATCTTTGTGGGTTATGTAGGTAATTTTTCGATTGAACTCGGAAACCAGTTTCTTGCTTACATCGCTATGCACATCCCACTCATCCACAACAAAAGAAACTTTGCAGCTCGAACGAATAGGAATGTAGTCAGCGTTCATAAGTTGGTGCTCAGCTTCCACAGAAGTAATACGCCCTTGGTACACCTGCTTCCCCAAAATAAGTAAGACCACGGGCGCGGACTCAAACCGGCGCGAAGGCTCAAAAACCCCATTAAAGAAGCGGGGGCGGTTGATGTTTTCGAGGTCGGATTTTCGGATAGCGGGGTACTTAAACGATTGGAGCTTATTGACAGCGGCCAAGGTTCCCCCCTCTTTAGAGACTTCGATATTCGCGTGCGGGTCTCTTTTTATGGAGCTTTCTATATCGCTACGTAACAAGTCGGAGAAAAAATCGCGTTCATCCATACCCGCGCGAGTAGCGTCAAAGAACAAATCAAAGCTTAGGGTTCTTCGGCCCCCACTTACCCATACTTCACGGGAACCTTGAAATCCTAGATATTGACTTTCGTCGAAGTTACTTTCTTTTCGGTCGGTGTACTTCTCGAAGTTGTATTGAAAGAACAGGAAGTCTTCCACAGCAGTATCGTAGGCAAAGAAACGGTGGGTAGGCACAATAACCCCTCGACTGCTTGCTACGTTTACGGTATTGTAGTCGTTAGGGTTGGTGGGAAAGCCACTAATTTTTTCGCGCACTTTTTCTAGGCTCCCACCCCCCAGACGGTCATTGATTTCTTTGGGCGGACGGGCGTAGGGCTTATCAAATCCCAGCTCGGCCAAGGAATCTAGGTAAGGAATCCCGGAAGAAGTGAGCTTGTCAAACAAGGTCGCTTGCCGCTTTATTTGAGAAGCCACTTTTACCAAGTTGGCTTGCGCTTGCACGCCATAGGCATACGCGCTGATAATATCACGGGCGTACACACTTGCAGTAGAAGCGTACGGGTTCTCGCTTCCCATGGTAGAGGGGCGCGAAAAAGTACGGCCCACATTTGTAAGAGTAGACTTAGGGTCGGCCATGGTTAGCGGGTTTGATCATTTATTCTTCGGCCACCCCTGTTGGTAGCTCCAACGAGCGTATCGGTTACAGCTTCTTTAGCGGCCCCAAACACGCTATCACGCAACTCTTCGGGGCTTAGTGCGCCTCCCATGTTGTTCACTTCAATGTTGATATTGGGGGCATTGGTGATATTGGGGTGGTAGGGCTGATTCTCGTGCTTATTGGCCCACGCTCTTCGGGCGAATAGGTCGGTTCCATCGTAAGGGGCGCTAGGAGAAGGGGACTTAAAGGAGGTGCTTTCTTTTTCCTCTTTCTTTGAGAAAGGATCACGGCTGAAATTGTACGCATCGAGGCCAATAGAGGCAGCGGTTCCAAAACCCGGAATGAAGCTCGCCAATCCAGCAGCTAAGGCGATGAATCCCCCAGCGGTATCTCCCTTATAGAATCTGCGCATCGCGTCAACAAAAGAGAACAAGAACCCAATGACGGGGAGGCGCTTTAGAAATAGCGTCATGGTTTTGCCAGAACCAAAGATGGAGGTCAGTATTTTACCCATAATGCCCCCACTAGCGGCAAACTTGGACAGCCCCAAAAGGGAGAGAGTTACAGCAGAAATAGCTTTAGCCAAGCTGTAAGTTTCGGATATAAAGGGCAGCAAGAACTTCGCGAACACTTTGCTGGTAGCCTTAAAAACCAAACCAATACCCTTAAAGACCCCACGGACAATCTTGCCCACGCGAATAAGCGAGAACAGCATCACGAAAAGGCCGGCGGAAGACTTAAAGAGGTCGCTATCCCCCAAGCTAGTACCCGCTAAGAAGTCCACAAGGTTGGCGGCTTGGCGGGTCACAAACAGAATAGCATTACCCAACCAGCGGAAGGGAGCAAGGCCGGCCCAAACAGACGCGAAAAAGTCGTTGAGCTTCGGTACAGTATTGCGGTAGAACTTCTCTATTTTTCCCTCCAATCGCGCCAAATAAAACTCAAAAGCCAACATACGGTCGGGCATCTCATCGGCAGTAACGATGAACTGGTTTAAGTAATCAGTGGCCCGCTTGGTCATGTACGACACGAACCCAGAAGCGCTACGTATCATGGACTTGAAAATGCGGGAAGTGTAGTTGGCCAGTTGCGTAAATTCTTCTTGGTGGTCGTTCAACCACTCGGAGATGGATTTAAAGGTATCGCGGTAGACGGAATAAAGCGACGTGGAATCGGTAGGGTCGCCCACGAGATTCATAATCATCAGGTCTTTAAACCCTTTGATCTGCTGCTTCATCTCCCCAATAGTTCGGGGAGTATCGGACATCACACTATTTAACAGCTCTTGGTCTTTCAGCAATCGCTGCACAGCTTCTCGGGCCGTCACGGTTCCTTCCGGGAACACGCTCATCACATGCTGCATTAAACGGTTGTTCTTGCCCAGCGTTTTGTACAGGGCATCCCCACCAAACTGAATAGCATCGTAGTATTGATTGGAGAGCGTGCCAATAGTCTCCCCAGTAGCGAAGGAGAGCTTTTGCATCATCGACAACCCTTCTCGGTAGTCTTCACCAAGAGACATGAAATTTCTTCGCGCAGTTACGTAATCTTCGTCAGAAGCGAACACTTCTCCCCGCATCTGCATTCCACGGAAGTGACGAATATCGCGATTCGCGGCCCCATAGGAACCCGAAGCGATACGTGTTCTGCGCGTCATCATATTCACTTCGTCGGAGATCGTGACCATCTCTCTAAAGCTGGTAATGACGCGATTGACCATGTTGCGGAGAAGATTAAACGTCTTCATCCCAGCGTACAGGGCTACACCAAAGGCGAGCGTATTTTTTCCCGCTTGGTTAATACCCTTCGCGAAGTAGTAAAACTCTCCCCCCAAGAAGTTACCCATCATCTGCAAGTAACCAGAAGCGGAGGGAGGCCCCCCACGGCCCCCACGCCCTCCACGGCCCCCAGAGCCGGCAGCGCCCCCAGAAGACGCGGCTGTTCCTTGGGCCACAGCTTGGGCGTTTCCGGGCGTTACAGGAATCCCAGCCATATTGCTCAAAGTGCTTATAATGGAGGCACGTCTGCGCATAGGGCTAGCAGCAAAGTATTTTTGTCTTCGGCCCATGTCCATGTTCAAGAACCCCTTACGGATATTAAGCTCTTTGCGCTTATCATCAGAAAGGTCTTGCTGCGATAAGCGCTTATTTATTTTCGCGAGCTCTTTTCGGTGCGAGACAATAGTGGCGTTGTGCTTTACAGCGGTAGCCAGTTGCTTTTGCTCTTTCTCCGCGATTTTGTTGAACTGGGAGAGCTTCTTAAAGGTGCTGCCAATGACTTTTTCGGCTTTACCGGAGCCGAGTTCAGATATTAACTGAAAGGGGTTCTTCATCGCTGCTTAACTTTTTAGCTTCTCCGCCTCTTTTTGTTCTTTAAGGTAGTCTCTGTATTCTTCATCAAAGATACTATTTCGCACGGACTCTTCCATCATCATGGTCGATTCGTACGAGTAACGCAAACGCTTTGCGAAAAATCGACATATCGTTTCCAAACTCCACATAGGCTCCCTTTCTCTTGGGCGGAAGTATTGGTTCGCCACAGCTTTCGCCAAGAAATCAGGCTTAGATACCGGGAACGCACCATCTATAAACGATACGCCCCGGGAAAGAGAACCTAATCCCCAAAAAAAGCAGTGGGGCTAACAGCCACTGCGGTAGTTTCGCCACAATTGTGACAAGTTACTTCGGAGATAAAATCCAAAGAGGGGTGCTTTTCACAATACATAGCGTCACGAATAGCCTTCAAGTCTTCACGACGTAAGGTACTGGTAAACAAATCGGCACGGGTCAATATTTTAAAGGCGGAATCGCTCATTTTTTCTTCTCCCGCATCAGTAGTGATCACAGCCCCAACGAGGCAGTCACGGGCAATGTGTCGCCAGAACTCTACGGTGTTGGTGTCTTCACGCGTGATATGGCGCTCGTTATTGATGGCATCCATCAAAATAGGAGCGCGGAAAGAAAAAGCAGATACCGGCTTCCCATCGTATTCAGGAAAGCTCGCTTCCCCTTGGTTGTTCTTAGGGGAATCAAAAATGATGGGGTACTTTAGGGCCACAGTAAAATTAAGCAGGTGGCGGAGGTCGCCCCCAGCCATCATCTCTTTTTGCTCTTCCGTGTAGTCCACACTCTCAAGGCTTAAATCGGCTTCCCCTTGGTGGCCACAGTGCTGACAAGCGTAAGGCTGGTTCTCGATGACGGGGGCCCACAACTTGCGGTGAATTTCAAGCAATGAAGAGTTCACGTCGGCAATCGAAAGGCGGGTAACGATGTTGTTGACTTCGATTTGATTCGTGGAGAGGTATTTTTTTCGCGCCGGCCCCGCAATCTCTTTCTGGCCGATACGGGCCATGCAAATAGTAAGCAAACGCGCAGCCCACGTATAGGGCTTATTGGGGAGGCGCTTCAAAATAATCTTCTCGGCCACCCCGTTGACAGGCAGCAGTTCTACTTCGCGTACAGGCGCTTTGTCTTTGTCGTACACAAGCCCGATGGGCAATTCATAATGTAGGTCTTCCATAGTAGGTCACTTGTTTTGAGTATGTTAATTCGCACTACAAATATACAAAAAAGCCCCACCCGCCAAAGGCAGGTGAGGCCCAATACTTCCAAGCACTGCTATTAGCCGATAGGCTGGTTGAGGGTGGGAGAACCCAGACTGGGTTGATTCGTAACTTGGAACTCCAACGGCACAACGTAAAAGTCGTCGTAGGTAAAGGGGTAGGTAACGACGAACTTATCCTCTCCCGCTACGTCCCACGTGGGGAACTGGACGCTGGAAATGCGAAAGTCCTTCAAAAGGAAAGCAGCTACGTCACGATTCTTGTGGCGCTTCACAGCGGTAACGTCCACTTTGTAACCTTGGCGGATACAGGCGATGGCGAAAATCTGCAAAGCGTAGTCGTCTACGTTGCTGTAAAAGGGGCGAGTAAGCGTGGCTTCCCCAAAGTCGATGATTTGGGTGCTAAAACGCTTCTTCTTATTGGTCACGCCATCCACAGTCTCCACATTGGCGCTGTTGATCGCTAAGCCCTCTAAGGTTTCAAAATTAGGGCGGTCTAACCCGGGGATACCTGTAAGATACCACCCATTGACCACCATCATGTCTTCAATCATCGTCTCTTAGTTTACAATTAGTGAACCATCGTTACGGTTCAGACGGATTACCACGGATTCGGAAGCCTCCGTAGGAATGTACTGAACTTCAAAATTGCGAATCTTGCGATCTTGGCTGGGCGGGTTGATAGCGGCCCCAGAGATAATCACGCAAGCATCGCCAAAGGAAATAGAGGTTTCCAACGCTCCGTTTTCGTACTCGGTAGAGAAAAAGGCGTTAAGGAATCCCACGACACTACTGTCAAAAGTGGTAGTAATCGGTTGCTGCTCTGTCCAAGCCAAGCTGTCCTGAAGAACTTTGCGGTAGAAGTTCGCTTGCAGAATGGTATGAATAGAGTGGTACAAGGGGTTGCTGGAAACAGTACGCGAGCTGGCCAAGTAATAGCCGAGACCCTCTTGGAATCGCGCGACGTTAATTCCACGGTCTTGTACGTAGGTGTTGATTTGGGTCTGCGTAAGGTTCTTGGGGAACGCTTCGCTGATGCCCAAAATAGCGGAACCCACACCGGCAGGGGGTGTATGGATAAGGTCGTTGTTGTTCGCGGGAACGCGAATAAAACCAGCGCCCAAAATGGCGCCAATTCCGGGAACCCAGATTTGACCATCTTCGGCAGGACTGTACACTTTCACCCATAGGTTGTAAAGGCCCAGAGCGGGCTCCAACGCGTTACGGAAAGTTTGTTTGTACTGCTCGGCCAAGCTTTCATTAGCTTGGAACGGGAGCACGGAAACAAAAAAGCTTCCATTATCTTTGGCCCAAGATTGTCCAATCTGGCACATGGTGATGCTGGTGGTATCTACAACCCCTACCACTTTCACGTAATAGGATTCCAAGGCAGCTAGTGCGCTGTAAAAGTCACTCTCGGATTCAGTACCATCAGACCCGCCAGAGAAAACAGCGGTTCCAATAGAAGGAGCTGCGACCAACAATTCAGAAAGGTTCGCGGGGTTCCCAAAAGCATAACCCGGCTCATCGGCACGAACACCAAAGTTCATAAAGATGGTTCCAGAGTTCAAGGTAGCGGATACGTTGCGAATCGAGCCAATAAACACGTCGGGAGAGCCACTGTAATAAATCTTTCTTCCTATGCTAATCACGGAAACGTCCACTACGTCCTTTTGAACGGTTATGTGGAAAGACCGACCATTACCCCAAATATCGAATGTCTCGTTAGTAGCACCGGGAATGGGAATAATATTAGAAGGCGTAGAGGAGTTGGGGGTGGGCGTTCCAGTAGTCATCACGTACTTGGAAGTACTGTTGATGGCAGCTACCAAGCCCTCCCAAGAAGTAGAGCGCAGGGTCTCCACTATGTCACCATCGGGATTTTTAAGCTCGAAGAAATAAGGCTCCGCGATGTCCGTGTTCTCGGAGGATTCAATCCCCACAACGGCTTCGTAATCGTTCAGCCAAGCTCCGGGGTCTTCTTCTCCCTCATAAGCGGCAACGAGATCAAGAGTAAAGCCCGAGCCGGAATCGGTAACGGTGGCGGTAGCGGCCACAGCATCATCGGCCACAACGCGAACGCCATGGAGTTTGACGGGTGCGCCAGCAGCGTTATCGAAAAGGTTCTTTACCACTTCGGGGGCAAGTAGGCCAGATTTGGAGCCACCAAATAGCGCTACGTCTTCGCTTACTGAGCCGTAAATATGCGCTTTGTTAGGAACGCCACGCGAACGGCGGAAGAGAAGACCAATAGCGTTGGTGTCAGGTAAAACAGCCGGAGTAACGGCATTGGCCACGCCCTTTACTACGGATAAACCAACATTAGTCATAATGCAATCAATTTGTTAGCACCACAAAACCCCGCCACAAATATAGGCATAAGATAGTAATGCTTCAACAATTACTTCTTCTTGCTTTTCTTGTAGGAACTCTTTTTCCCGCCTACGCGGGGCATACAAGAGGATTTGGACTTTTTCATTTCTTTGGTTTTAGGAGTTTATGTTTAAGGTAATTGGACACTTGGACTTGGTTTTTGGGCGTATCAGGAACACTGATAGCGGAACCGGGGTTGCTGTACAACATTATGGGGCTGTTGTCTTCGCGGTAGAATACCAACGTCATTACGGCTTTCCCCACGTAATCGTAATTCAAGTTCTTTTCCGCAACTTCTTTCGCGGGCGCAACGACCACATCGTCGGATTCGGTCTTAGGCACGGGCTGCGATTTCTTGTGGTTAACGCGTTTAGGCATAATCAGCGGGTTATTTGTTGAGTAATAGACAGGTCGATATTCAAGTCAGACACCAAAGGTACTAATTCTGGGTCGCCTGAAGAAATCCACGCTAAAATAACGAACTGGAAAACTTCTTGGCGAACGCCATCAGCTCGGTCTACCACAACACGCTCCACCGTGTACTCGACAACTTCTTTGTGTGGAACGCTGTTTTCGTCAATAATTTCGTAGTCGGGGTAGCCATCAAAAGTGAGATACCCCATTTTACCAAAGGCGGTCAACATGAGTTGACGGAAGGCGTGCGTTTCTTTTGCGCGTTTCGATACAAAGTGCACATCAAAAGGCATCTCCATGAAAAAGGAACGCTTGAACACCGGCTTGTGGGGAACTACTTCGTTCAGATATTCAGCATCCACAGGGGTCTTGCCCACGACTTCGTAATTCATAAAGTCATTATTAAAGCGGTCGGAGAAGCGCGGCTCCATCTCTTGGATGGAGATAAGCGGGTAATTTTCTCTTTTCGCTTCTGCGTAATCGTCGGAAGATAGGCGGGAAGAAATAACGGGAACGTCCACCCCAACACCGGGAAGAGAAACAGGGGTCTTGTAATCGCCCCCAGCAAATACGGTGTAGAATTGTTTTTGGAGATGGAGCAGGGTCGGGAACATACTACTTTCGTTTAGCGTAAGAGGCTTTCACGCGGGTTCCGGACTTTAAATGACCACGAACACGAATGCGTATTCCCGATCTCGTCTTTTGGGTATAGCCAGAAACCAAGGAACCCACGCGAGCGTGCGACTTCTTACGAACGCGCTTCGCGTTGGACTTTTGGGAACGGACTTTATTTTTCTTGATGACGGGCATCTAGCTTCGGTTACGTACTCCTTTCTTGGGGGTCTTTTTAGATTGACGCTCTTTACGGCGGTAGTCTACTTTGCCACTGGCTCGTTTTTCGCGGACACCATACCCTTTCCCCGCTTTTTCGTGACGGCTTACTTGCGTAGCGCTGCGTCGAGTAGGTTTAACAAGGACTACGCGGCCATTGGCCAGACGACGTGTGTGCGCCACCACAGTGCTGGGGCCACGTCGATGCGAAGATCGAATTATCTTTTTCTTCCCTCCCTGAATACGTTTGGGAGGCTGCGTACTGGTTATTCTTCCGTCACCCCAAGGCATAACAATCTATTTTAATGCACCAAAGGTACTAAATTTTAGGTAATGAATTTGTTGATGTACACGTACAACTCTTTTTCGTAAGCGGCTAATATCTTACGCGCCAATGGTCTCCACACCGGTCTAGGCGGAATGCTGTAATCGGGATAGCCATACTCATTGAGGTAGTAAATTTGTGCGTACGTGAGGGATTTTTCTTCTCCGGGTCTTGGTGGATGCGTAGCGCGGGAAAGATAGACCACGTGTTTCTGCACGTCGTGCTTAATGCCATTGCGCAGGAACATTCCCGTCTCATAATAGGGTGTGGTACGTGATATGCCCCGGGAACGACGAATATCAATGGTGGAGGACTTTAGTCTGGGCGTGACGGCCATGCCCGTACCCCTGTAAGCTTTGCGGACACGGGTATAAAATTCGCGGGAAAAACGCTTCTGCATCTCTTCCACTTTTTCGGAGAACTGGTAAATGCCCCTCATGTCAATAACGAAGTCCAGACCATCAATGACATTTATTTTACCGGCAGAAAAACGACGACGGTCAACGGTGCGTGTAGTGACCCCAATAAGGTTGAGGCTTACACCACGATTAGGGTCAGTAAGGCCCTCTGCGGTCTCTAAGCGGGTAATTACTTTGTTGGCTTCCAGACGAAAATGGCGCATCATACCCTCTGTAACGGCATGAGCGTCGTAGCCAAAATTGCCTTTGATTTTCTTTCTAGCCACCCCTACGATCTGTTTTGAGCTCTAACTGGATAGCGATGCAATCTCCATACATCTCTTCCAGATAACGCACAAAACTAATCAAGTAGTCTTCCCCCTGATAATTGACTTTTATCTTGTTGGGGTCAGGAAACTTGGTAAACCCAAAAATCTTGGACAGGCTTACGGGGGAGAGGTACAGGACAACTTCGGTATCTTCTCGAATACCAAACTCGGTACGGCTTCGGCCAACAGCTTGGAGGTCGAATAAGCACTTAATACGCTTCGTGAGGTTGCTGCGGGAAGAATCTCCCATAAACGCATCAAAGTCATTCCCAGAAGAAACAACCACCTGCGTAAGGTCAGCATGCAAGTGGTTCGCTTCTACTTGGCGGTAGAAGAGATTGCGATACCCATAGAATTTTCGCTTGGATAATATTTGAAGCCCTAAACTCATGCAACACTGCCCGATGAGTAGTTAGCAGCACTGTCACTGATTCCACGGTTCCCACCAAATACGCCGCGGGCGTAGGGAGAAACTCGGTAAGGGTAGGAATCGAAATAAGCCATGAAGTTGTGCTCTATCACAGGACTTAATTCATCGTAACCCTCAATGACTTCATTAGAGCGTAGTGAATAGTCGCGGTAAATGTCTTCAAATCGTTTACGGATGAACCCCTGAAGGCGATACCAAAAGGTATTTTCGTCTCCCAGAATATTGTCGGCTCCCACTTGCGCCACAGGGCCCCCAGCTTTCTTAGACGAGGCACTGGAAGAACCATCGTTTTCGCGCAAAGTGAATACGGAACCAATTTGCACTTGAACTTCGGAACCGGGGCCAGAAGAAGCGCTGTACAGGGAAGAATACCCACTTTCCAAGTCGAAATTATCGGCTCCCCCCACTAAGGATTGTGCGGCCAGCTCATACGTTCTGCGGTCTTCGACGGCCCAGAAGGCCACCCACAAAATGGCATGGCCCCTCATGTTCTCTTCAAGGCCCGACAGGATTTCTTCGATCTGGTCGGTATTGAAAAAGCGTTTGCGGTAGTACTGATCAAAGTACCTTCGGATAAGGTTCTCGTAATGCGCGTCGGAGAAGAAATAACGACGGTACATAACGGACGGGTCTTCGTCGCTTAGGCCAGAAATAATAGAGCGTTGGAGCTCCATCAAACTGTCTTGCTGCGTAAGGGTCGGCCAGAAGTCGAAAAGAATAGGCTGGTCGGTATCAGCTTTCATAGCTCTCCCCAGCTCAATAAGGTCGCGGTACTCTTCGTAAGGGTACGAGGTGATTACGCTGGAATCCCAATCTTGCGCATAGGAAGGGTCTACGTAATTCAGGGTCAGCGTATAGGTATTTAAAACTTCGCCATCTAGGAGTACGTCGAGGTACGCGTAGTGCGTGGGCCCAGAGTAGTCGTAGCGGGCGGTATAGGTATGACGCTCATCTCCCGGAAGGAAAGAAATAGCGCTAAGCTCCAAAGGCCCAGATTGCTCGGTAGATATGTCGTAGTAGTAGCGATTTTTCTCCGGGAAAAATTCGTCAATAGGCTCCCCATTAACGAGGATAGCCCCCACGAAGGGGCAGGAGTTGCGCTCTATTTGGTAGGTTCGGGTTCCCGAAAAAGAATCCACGTAGAAGCTGTCTGCGTCTACAACGCCAAAACTGAACTCTTCATCAGATGCTTGCAGACTAAGGCGGACAGTTTCCAGATCGGGGAAAGTTGGCAGCACATAAACGAAGAACTCAGCAATCCCGAAAAAGAGATTCAAAGTTTCTTGCAAACAGTCTTCGTCTACGATAGTAAGGCCAGCGGCCACAAGAGATTCAGCCACTAGGTTGTAGATACCATCGGGCGTAGGTATGTACTGCTCGGGGTACATGGGGAGCAAGTCGTAAGAGGCTCCATTTAAGGTAAGGCTGCGAAGAGCTTCGGGGTGGCGGAAAAAAATTTGAAGGGTGTAGGTAGTGCTGTGATTCTCATCCTCAGAAGTAACCGTAATGAGGACTTCTTTGTGGTAGTTCTCATCGTGTACGGTCTCGGTCTTTACGGCACTTGCGTTGGGGGAGGATAACTTGTAATCTATTTCTCCCGGCCTATTGGCATCCAAATAGAAAGTGTAGGCCAGACGGTCGGGAAAAAAGATCGCCACGGTTTGATTATCCAAAATAAGCCTAGAAAGAGAAGACACAGCATCTTCTCTAACTAGGCTCACAGCACTATCGCCGATGTTTAAGGAAACAGCGGCATTCTCGTCCTTCTTCTTTTTAACGAGAAAAGCAGGTTGGGGAAATTGATCGAGGGTAATTTCTCGAACACCACGAATGATCTCGTTAATAGCAGTAGGCACGGGAGGGTATTTTTACTTTACGATCACTTTTCCAACTTTGGCCAGCATCTGAGCCAGTGTAGAGGGAACTTTGATGTACTTGTCAGAAACAGGGTAAGCGTAGCGCTTGTTTCCATAATAGGAGCGGAACGACTTGACCACTTTAACCTCAGACAAAGACTCTTCGTCGCTTCCCACAGTCTCCACGGTGATTTCAGGAGTTCCATCTTCGGAGGCTTGGGCCTCAGCTTTCTTAGAGGTCTCGGCAGGAGCGGTGGCTGCGGTCAATTTAACGTCGGCTTCTTTGGGGGCGGTGGTCGCTTTTTTACGAGCTGATGTCATAGCAATGGGTAAATTTTAGGATTAGAAAATAGGAGCCTCCACAGATTGTAGAGGCTCCGCAAGAATGAGATTTACTTGGTAAGTACTTTGAAGACGTTGTCCTCTTCGAGGATTCCAGCGCCCCAAATACCATACCACGCCAAAGCGTGCTTACGACCAAAGTCTTGAACACCATCGTCACGCAACTCTGCATCAAGGGCGATACCCCAAGCGTAGGCGTTTTCGCCAAAAGCTACGGCAGCGTAAGTGTCGTCTTCAGTAATACCCGCCCATCCAGCGGCCACAGCATCAGCAGCCAATGGGTAGTGAGGCATTTGAGTAGATTCGATAAAGATCACGCCATCGAACATACCCACCTCACCGGCATACAATTGGCGACGGCCATTGTACTGGTTAGCGTTTTGCCAGCCCTCGTCATCGCGCAATTGGCGAAGAGCGTGAGGGTGCGTAAAGCACACGTAGTAGTCTCCTTGGAACTTAGGTGCGTTGTTGGTCGCCAATTGCTCGCTGATACTACGAACAGTCGCTACGCTAAAGGCAGCAGCTGCGCCTGTTTCGCTGTTAAAGGCAGCAGCATTGGCCAACAGCCCATTACCATAAAGGATGTTTGTAGTAGAAAGAGCAGCATCGCGAAGCATCTTGTCGATACTAACGGCCATGTGATTGGCCAGCACGCGGGAAGAGTTGCCCATCACATCTTGGAAAGAGGTTTGGAGCAACAGCTCGGTTACTTGGATAGCTTTTCCTTGCTCGGTTACAGAAATCTGAACTTCGCTCGCAGAAAGGTTGTCTTTCTCGATGTCAGTTCCTTCCGTAAGTTCACCACCACCACTGAGGTTATTGTATTTAGTGAAGATGATGGATTTACCGCGCACGGCTTGGAAATCTCGCTTGATTTTAGCAAACTGCACAAAGCGCAGACGGGGCTGGGCCTCAAACAGGATTTCTCGGGAGTAAAGGTCACGAACAGCCGGGTCTAGTTTAACGTAGGAGGCGTTGTTCGTTTGGGCAGAGGAAGTGGTGTCCGCGAAAAACGAGGTCGCCACAGATACCAATGCCAGCATTAAAGAAACTAAGAGGGTCATTTTCGGTATTGAATTAAATTAGGTTTAACAACTAACTACCCCAAATTAGGTTTAGCGTTGGCCAGCAAATTTTCGCGGTGTTTCTCGTACTCGGCATCAGACATCTTACGAACGTCTATAGGCTCGTTACGGGTAACAAAGTCGCTAGGGTTAGGTAGGCGAACATCAGAATTTGGGTTTTGACTGTTGGCCGTCGCAAAGTCGGCCATAGTCGGGGGGTTTCCCGCAGATTGGGGGGCAGGCATCTGACTAACGGTGTTGGGCGATTGCACAATAGGGTTGGGAGCAGGTTGGTAGCCGCCATTATTAGGGCTGGCTTGAGTAGGATTAGGAGTAGGCTGTTGGCCGTTAACAGGTGGGGTTTGGCCCCCATTAGGGTCGGCATTACCGGGCGCGGAAAACTTCCCAGCAACCTTCTTGTAGGCTTCATGCGCTATACGTGCGGATTCTTCAATCTGCTCAGCGGTTTCGCCCTTAACGAGGTCTTCAATAATGTCCCCATTGTACTTGGAAAGCACACGTTGACGTATTTCGGCCACCTCTTTTTGCTTTTGGTTTTCAATGAAGCTCTGAATAGGGGTAAGGCTCGTAGCGATTGCTTTGGAGATTTGCTCGGCAAGGTCTGAACTGGGTTGTGCAGTCGCAGCAGCGGGTGTTTGGGGGTTTGTGGCAGGGTTACTGCTTCCCGCTGGGGACTGCGTATGCTGCGGTTCCGCAGCGGTGTTCGGAGCTTGGGGAGCTTGAGCAGCCAAGGCTTTCAATTGAGCGTTCTCGCTTTTAAGAGGATTCACAACCGTCTTGTAGAAATTGCTTTTTTCCTCGGAAAGGCGTTTTTGGAGGTTCGAGGCGTATTCAGCCTCTAGCTCGCTGCGCACTTCGGAGGCGATCTCGGGAAATTCGTTGGTGTCGATTTCCACTTGTTGACCGTCGATTTGTAGTTTCAATTTAGCCATGATAGGTAGTAGTTGCGTTTTTTAATTTTAGGAGTAAGAGGGTCTTTCGACTACGGATAAGGAAAAGAGCGGATTTACACGTTGTTCGGTTTGGTAGCCATGTTGCGCAAAGCAGTCGCAGCAGAGCTTTCAATTTTCGCACTTTTGCGCTGTTCCATAGTCACAAAAGCAGTGGGCGAGGTTCCGGGATTCACAAAGCGCTCCGTGGTGGGAGATTCTTTGCTTTTGGATTTGTCGTGAAGAGATTCTGGATTCATCTTTCTTCGTTTTTAGGTTACACTTAATTTAGGCGGTAAAAATAGTCAATATTATTGTACCTAACAAAAGATACTATTTTTTATTCTTTAGCAGGGGCTTAGTCTTCGCTGTTGTTGTTAGGTGCGCTCGGGGGAGAAGGAGGCGTAGGCGCGTTACCCCCTCCCTCGGAAGAAGAACCACTATTGCCGCCATTACCCCCATCTTTGGAGTTATTAGAGGAATCATTTCCTCCACCAAAGTTGCCATGGCGCTCAATTTCTGCGTCGATTTCAGCAATAAGGTCATCCACATTGGATTTTCCCATGCGAACAAGGATTTCTTTTCGCGTAGCCAATCCCAGACGTAATTCTTTTTCCGCCATGTCCAGCTCGTTACTGCGGTCTTGGGGCAGGCCATACGTCCAAACGGCTTCTACGTCAAAATTATTAGTAAAGTCAGCAGGGAGGGCGCGGAAAGAAGCGTCGCCATGCCCACGGGCCTTCATAATGTCCAACGTCATACGGTTGATGTCTTTGATGGCTTCTCCATACATCAAGCGCTTACTGTCCGATTGTTGGATAAGGGGTTGGTAGGTAAGTTCCAAGGCGGCCCCGGAGGTATTGGATATGGGCTGCAACTGGCCCAAGGTATTTTCGGGAACATCCGCGAACTCGTGCATGGCAGACTTTAAACGCTCGGTGAACTGCATCACAGCGCCCAAATCAGTATCTAGGGTGAGATTAAAGACTTGCGCATCGGAAGGGAGGCCCGACCAAATACGGCCCAGACCACGACGAAGCGCTTTCGCGTTGGCTCCGGTTATTACGGTGGTGGGCGTAGCGTGGTAGTCAATGATCTCCTTAATAAGCATATTCAGCTCATTGTACACTTTATTAAGCGAGAAGATGGATTCTACGTCGGAGTACGAATAGAAGGAGCCCACGTGGGGGCGGTTTCGGAAGTGCACAACGGGGATGAAATCGTAGGGCGTAGAGGTGTTACTTACTTCAAACTTCTCCGCATCGTCCATGGTGGACTTTAAGTAGTACGTACGTATGTTCTTCTTGGTGTACTCGGCTACGTACAGAAGGTAGTCATTGTCATTGCTTTGCACAGGTTGGCGCACGATAAACTTTGACATATCGTCTTCTTCATCTACGCCATGTTCACGTTCTACCACGCAGAAGCGGGTGTCGTAAATGGTGTAACGGACGTATTTCTTTTGCGCGTCGTACGAAAGGGCCATGTACCCATCCCCATAAATGGAACCCGTTTGAAGCATCTCTTGCACGAGGATTTTGCGCTTATTGCGGTTCCAGTTTCGGAGAATTACTTTTTCTGCGTTCTGGGCGGCAAGAAATTTGCTATTCTCGCGGCTGCTCTCACGGAGGTTGGCCACGTTCAATACAGCATCTTCTTCGAGATCGCGCACCTGAAAAGAAATCCCCTCTTTACCATTCATAAAGAAGACCACTTTGTCAATAAAGGCTTTGACGTAGTTGAATTTCAGAAAGGATTCGTTAAAATCTTTCCAGTGTCGGCCTGTGTAAAAGTTGTAGTAGAGCTGGTAGCGCACCAATCTGTCCATGATGGACTGATTCTCGGTAGACGTGATGTTCTGGGAAACGAAGTTCCTAAGCATCTCGTTCCCCATGCCCATAACTCGGAAATTGAAGTTTCCTCGAGAAGAAACACTTTCGTTTTGGGTTCCCCAGTTATCGGGGGCTCGGTAGTTAGCGGACATGGTGCGTTATTTTAAGCGGCTAAATTAAAGAGAATTGCCATAAATTCGGTTGTATATGTCTTCTCCGGAACCATAAAAAGGATTGTCGGAGCTGTCTTCGATTTCATCGGTAATCTCTACAGCATGATTCGCGGCCTCCACAGCAAGGCCCAGAGAATCCAAATAGTCGTCCATGGATTTCTCTCCCTTATGGACGACGAGGTAGTCACCAGCGTAGTAACGGACGGCAGAAGTCATTTGATTGTAGAAATTGCTAAAGCTTTCGGTTTCTCGGAGGTCTTTGTGTGCAGGTACTATAATTCTTCCCGCTTGCATATCGGCTTCGAGGTTCTGCCACATCTGGGATTTAAAGGGGCGCGAGAAAATACAGGGGATGACGTACACGTCTTCGGGAGCGTTCCACTGAAGTCGGTCGGTAGGCGCGGCCCCCACCCCAGTAGCATCAGCAGCTACTACGTCGGGATGCCAAAAATGGATAATCTCCATAATCATGGAGTGCTGGTCTTCGTAACGGGTATTCCCAAACTCGTACCAAGCGGCTATCGTCTTTTTCGGCTTATCGTTCACGTAGTCTTCTTTAGTATCGTGGCTTTCATCCGAGGGTTCAGTGCGCACTACGGTGACTACGGTGGAGTTATTTTCTTTCGCCCAGTCGATGCCAATATCGTAACGGGCCCCATCAATAGGCGTTTCATCTTGTTTGAGGCGCTTGTTAATGATCTTGGCGAACTTGTCTTCGGTACAGAACATACCCGATTCCAGCGTCCAGATAAGCGCGTAGGCCAGCTTCCAAGCTTCGCTTTGGTCGCCCCATCTGCGTTTCTTCTTGAGTACGTCTTTCTCGTAAAAGAGGTGGTATTTTTTCCCGTCTATTTTGAACTGCTCTCTACGCAGCTTTATGATGGCTTGGTAGTCGTATTGGTAGTGGGTATTGAGGCGACGGTCTTTTCTGCGGAAGTCTTCTTTGCGGTTAAGCTGTATCTCTTCGTAGAAATTGTTTTTGTGGCGGCCCGTGGTTCCGGAGCGCATTACGGTTCCCGAAGTACTCGAAACCATCGGCTCAATAGACTTGGTGGCAATCATGGTGTCCACGTCTTGTGCTTCGTCAATAGCAGCGAAGTCCAAGGTTTTACCCTCTATCTTAGAGTTCTTGGAGGCTACTTGCAGAGAACAGACGGAGCCATTATCGAGAATAAGGCGGGAATAAGAAACTACCCCAGTGTTGATGTCTTCGTCGGCCATGATCATGGCAGCGTTGTCGGAACCCAGACGGGTCTTTATGCGCTGGTGGATGTTGTCCACTTGCTCGGATTGAGGCGCAAAAACCCCAGCTTTAAACCCATCTTTAAAGGGCTCAAGCTCGGGGAATAGTTCAGCGAGTCGGGGAAGAATGACCATGAGCGTAATGATTACGAAGCTCAAAGTCTCGGATTTACCACATTGGCGGGAAGTGAGGAGCGTCACAGAGGCTCCCTCAAAAGTAATGATAGAGTAAATAACGCGGTAGGCAGGTTCTTTCTGGTACTCGTAGAGCGTTATTCCGGTAAGAAGGTTGCCAAACTTCATTATTTTTTCGGTCAGGTCGTGCGGGTCGAAGGAGAGTTCAGCAGCGCCACCACTACCATCACCAAAACCATTGATGAGTTCTTCGGCAGACATATTGTCTCCCTTAGATACTCTACTGCTTGATATTTTTTGTTTTCTCCTTCTCGGCACGTTCAGTGGCTTAGTAGACCAAAGATATAACTAAAAAATTGGGCGGAGAAATAAAACGCAGCAATAAGGAACAAGGCGTACATAATAAGGTACTGTTCTTGGAGGTCGTTCCCCTTAACAGCGTCGGCCAACCAATCCAAGCTGGCAGAATCGTTCACGCAAAGAAGAATCTCGGTATCGGTCAATACCAAGGTTATGAAGTCTTCGTCGACAAGGTAGGCTTTGACGTGGCGCTTAACGATATTTACTTCGGCCAGCACCACTTCATTCCTCTGCTGCTCGGTAAGGACGGCATACTCATCGTACTGAATAGGCTGACCGGCGTACAGCAGGACGCGTAAAGGGCATTTATTTTTCTTCATCGCCCTCAATAGTTTGGATATCCGAAGTAGATTTAACGGTGAACATATTGCCCACGCCCACGCCCATGGTCGGTTGCGGCCCCATAACTTCGACCCAAAGTTTTCCAGTAATTAGGAACCACAATCGAGCACGCCAGTTTTTAACTTCCCAGCAACTTATCGTTCGGATGTTGTCCACGTAAACAGGGAGGTCTTGCGACTTCTCTACTTGGCCCATGGACTTTTCTTGGGGGGTTCTTTCTCTTCCCTTAAATACGTGGGTACTTTCAGGGAACTTGGCGGGGGTAAAAGGAATGAACATAAGAATTATCTTTTTTTGCGGATTTGGGAGCGCAGCGATCTACGCTCTTTTCGGGTGAGCAGCAGGGCCTCTTTTGCGCTGTTTAATTCTTCGCTCAACTTGCGGTTAACGTAGGTGACGCGAAAAACAAAAATATGAGGCACTACAACAGCTACTAGCAGGGAAATCCAAATGTAGATGTCGGTACACGCGAAAAATTGGTCTAGGGCTTCTTCCATCGCTTAGGCTAAAAGAGGGTTTTCTGTTTCGCGGATTTCTAGCCCTACAACTTCGGATAAGGCAAGGGTGTGGCCATCGAGGTTGTTTCGGTTTAAGTACTCTTCGAGGTTATTCTTGACCTCTTCTTTTACAGTGCGCTCGCTCTTGTCAGGTCTCTTAGGCCCCACGATAATGGAGATTTTACTTTTTGCTCCTCCGATGTCTTCGAGGGTCACGTCAGCAATAAGGAACTTTGTCATGGTCTTGTTTTTACGTATATGTAGGAAAAGTAGTGCAGTGTGTAACGCCCGTACGGCTCTTTCTTGTAGCGACGGCCACGAACAAGCGAGAAACCCTCCATAGTGGGCACGCCATCTTCATCAAGGCTTACGGGAATTTCTACGCTTGCGAGGGTAACGAGGCACAAAGGAACGAAAGGCGTTTCAAAGTCCACGCGGTCATTGTCGGTGAACGCTTTGAAAAAGGACGCGTTTACATGGTTCCAGCGCTCTAAAATCATTTTTAGGTCGTCGGCATCCACGTAAAAATGGAGAAACAGCTCGGGAGTAGTGTCGTTGGCGGGTGTCCAGTACGGGCTGCGCAGGTTATTCACGGTGGCGACTGACCCACCACTTACGACTTTGTCGGAGAGGTGGTAGTAAGTCAGGAAGGGGGCTCCATCTTTTTCCGGCTCTGCGTAAATGCTGGAATCCTCCATCATGTCCAATCCCATAAACTCGCAGTACTCCACGAAGTGCACGTAGTCACTATGAAGATAACCCAATCGCTGCTTAGGCCCAATTAAGCGGCTTAGCCAAGGCAGGCCAATGTCAATCAGCGTACTGCGCTGCAATACGGAACCCGGACAAGAACAAAGCATTCTAGGGTATTTGTAGTCGCGGTTTATGGTGTCTATTTCAAGCTCCATTCTGTTGTACAGCGCAATAGAAATGGAGGGGTGGGTTTTCACGCAGAAGTACGCGTGGTGTGTGGAGGCTAACCCGGTGTCGTCCACCATGCTTAGATACAGCAGCTTGTGTAAGCGCACGTCTTTTCCCTCCTTCGCGGTCAGCAGCACGTACATAAAATAGCGATTCAGCTCAAAAGAAAGATCACCCTCAACCATAATGGCCCCAGCCATTAACACATCGCGTACAGGCTGATCGACAGAAGTAAGGGATTCCCCGTTGACTAGGTTGGTGAAGGTCGTACCGCTTAACAAAAGATCACCTGCATCTCCTCGGCGGAGAAAATAAGGCACTTTCGTCATAATAAGGCACGAAGGCGTGTGGCCATTGTCCATGCGGCTAGGCTTTATAGGTGTAGGTTTCCACGATCTCTCGCTTTTTATCGAACTTAATCTTCAACACCTTAGCAATAGCATGAAGAACCTTAGCGCTAGGGCGACGCTTGTTGGAGCTCAAGGACAACAGTATACTGGAATGTTGATAACCAATGGTCTTTTCGTTTTCCAGCGCAAAAGCGCGAAAAGACTTGTAGTCCTCGCTGATGCGCTCACGAATCATGTCGCGGAAACCAAAAATATCGGTCGTTTTTGTACCGGTCTTGGGCTGGTCAGACCTTTTACGTGTGGGCATAATTAAAAGTTTTGGCAAATATAGAAATAAATGTAATACACAATCAAAGATAATCTTATTTTTTCATTACTCTAGGGTTGAGTACGCTCAAGCAATGGCCCCTAAGCCAGTTGTAGTGTCGAGACCTTCGGTGAAAAGCCAATTGCTTTAAGCGCAGGACTTCGGGTTCTTCGTTCGGTACAAGAATAACCATCGGTCTTCCCTCTAGGCGTTCCAAGAAGAACTTCTGAAAGGCGTAAGACATGGCCACGTTTTCTTTCCCGGAGAAAATGAAAAGGTCGGCTTCGTGAAATTGCTCGGTAAAATAGATGTGGGGGTAATGTAGGGAGAGCGCTGACTTGAGGCCCACGCCTAGTTGGTCGCTAATGTACACTTTTTCAGCAGCGCGGGGCGCGGAAAGAAAGAGCATCATTCGCGCAATAGGAGAAGGCAGGGGCGTACCGTAGTCAGCGATACGTCGGTCGTCCATAAAAGTCAGTTCAATATCTCTCGAAGTACGTCGTCAGGAATCATCGTCGACTTCCCCAAAAATAAGGCGGAGCCGTCGCGAAGGTTAAACGCTATCCATACTTCAAAGACAGTTCTCTTGTCAGCGACCCAGCGCACAACCCACGGATTTTCGGGATGCACTACACGCTCAAAACGAGCGTAACGGAGGCTAGGTACATTCAGCAGCAGCCAACCCCTAGCGTTTTGTGAGTGACGCTCTAGGGTGTCGGTAAGACGCTGGGTTACAAGTTCTGGGGAATTATCGCGCATTATGCGGGAGTGTGTGCGGTGAAATCAAAGCAGGGAGTTTCTGTGTCCAGAACCTCTAGTAATTTTTCGAGCAAGAAACGATACCCGTAAAATACAAAGCTACAATCTACTTCGCGATCTCGGTCGTCTAGGTAGATAAAAGTTACGTACGAAAATCCTGAAACCACAAGCGATTCGTTGGGCGTGCTGGTAAACAGCTCGGCAGATATGCTGGACGTATTGACACGAAGGTAGCCATCGTCTCTTGGGGTTCCACGACGGTCAAAATGGGAACCATGTTCGGCATAGAAGGGGTAATGGTCGTGAACGGCTCGTACGAAGGCGTTAAAGGCAGATAGGGGGGCTTGGAGTTCCAGTCGGACAAGCTGGTCTTCAACAATAAGGGATATAGTCGCGGTTCGCATAGGTATAGTATTAGTTTTACAAATATAATATACAAAAAGTATATATAAAAAGCAAGTACTTTTTTAGGCCCTGAAGTAATTTTCGCGCAAAAAATGATGCACGGCACTGACCCATAAAACGCGAGATCGGGAATCGGTTCCTCGTACGGGAGGTTTAGGAAAGCTACGTTCATACTCTTGTATGGCTCTCCATCGAAACGATTCTTTCTCCGCGACCCCGGTAGATTCTAGGTACTCCAACGCGTTGTGCGTGCAATCAGGGCAGTACAATTTACGGAAGTACTCTTTGGGCAGGGGGCGCATAGCCTCTAGGGCGCTTTGTTCTACGTCTCGGTAAACGGCACGTTGTAGGAGTGGGTCGGCCATAAGGCCTAAGAAAGTAGACCATACGTGCGAGGACGGCCCATAACCATAGACCACCAACTCTTCTTGATCTTTGCTCCCTAAGCCGATTTGCATAAGGTAGCTGGCTACGGCATGGCGAATCTCATTAAGGCTGTACCCATGGCGGTGCAATAGGTGGCGGAGGTGGGCTTTAGTCATGGTTTTGGGGCTCTTTTTTTCGCGCTCGGACAGCTCTTTGTAAAGGGGGAGCAGGGTTTTTCTCTGGTATTCGGGCCCCAGCGCCCACGCACGCACTACATCAAAGTCGCGGTGAAAAAAACGTACCGTTTGGGGATAGGCGAACCCAGCAGTCAGACCAAAGTCCAACAGGTCGGAAGTCATCGACTTCGCAGGGCGGGAGAAAAAACAGCGTTGGCGGGTAGGGTAACTGGCCCCATTGCCGGAAAAGTAAAGATTCATGCGGTACGTGTTAAGATAAACCAAGGGCTCTAAACCAATTCAATATTCGATTTTTCTCCCCCAGTGAGTAGCCCCACTGCCCTGCCACGATGTAATTCGCGGGAAGAGATAGAAACATTAGCGCCCATACCACAATCGCTAAGGGGAGAGTTAAGCGAAGATACCAAGGGGCGGCTTCACGGCTCTCATAGTAGAACTCCATATTTAGGGCAAACAGCCTATCGCACATTTCCTCATTGCTGAGGTGCTTTAATTCGGGAAACTGCTTTTTAAATTCGGGCATGTGGTTGGCGTATCCGTTTGACCACGTGCGTTTTAGTTTTTGGTAAATCATTGTCTTTGATTTTTTT